AGCAACAGTTGCTAATGCAGTCGTACCTACAGGATCGATTGTAACTGTTGGAGAAGTTGAGAAACCACTACCGGTATCAGTAATAGTGACCGAAGTTACTTTACCGTTTGCATCGATAAGAGCAGTTCCTTGTGCTCCAGTTCCACCGCCACCAGAAATGGTTACAGATGGGGCAGTTACATACTTGCCATTTGTTGAAGCATTACTAACCGTAATTGCACTGAGTGAATTGCCAACTCTAGCAACTGCATTAAACAATGAAGTTGAGTCAGTTCTAACTACACTAAGCGATCCGCCATAGTTCAAATAGTTAGTTGCTGACAACCAGTATTCTGCGTTTGCTGCAGATGGTTCGCCAAAAGAGTTGATTAATGAGGTTTCATTGGTGACAGTAATTGCCTCTCCAATGGGACCTTTTAAGAATGGTGCTGCAAAACCTGCAATATTTGCGTTAGTAATATCAGCTCTGCCGTTGGTTAGGTCTTTCTCCCTAACAACGACTCCCGGTGAGCGTAAAACTACCATGTTTATCTCCTAGAATATGTGTCATATTTTCTAAATCTATTTATTATTTTGACACTCTCCAATGGGGAAACAATGCATGAACCCTTTACCAGTCAGGGTATACATCTTTTATTCTTGGAACTGGATTATATGGCATATCTACTCTATCTCTTCTAGTTTTAGTCACTCTTTTTTTCGTACATTCTTTACATTCGTAAGAATATGCAGAGGGTAATCCTTTACTATTTTTACGTGTTAAATAAAAATCAGTAAGTAAATCTTTTTTAATTCCACAACTTCGACATTTTCTTTCATTAAAGAGTAAATGTCCAAGTTCAAATTCTTCCTCAAAACTCATTATCTGTATTCCCACATGTGACTCATCTCTCCATACTCACTACCGTTATATGAACCCTGTCCATTCTCAGCAATATACCAAACATTACCTTCAGTATCAATTGACTCATAGTCAGTCAGACCATCATCAATAAAACCAAATGGTGCCATGTCTTGATCAATCTGATTCTTCTGTTCTTCATATAATCTTTTACGAACATCATTGTCCGTCATCTCTTTAAAGTAATCTTGTGCAACTAACCATGCAAAAATAACTAAACACATTGCAAGGTCATCATTACATCCTTCTTCTGCTTCAAACGATTGTTTCTTTTGAATGAATGTAGTTAGTTCTGAAATGATATCATAATCACTAACAAGCAATTTGTCCGCTTCAACTAATTGCTTTAGATTAGAGCAACCAATTTTCTTTACCGTAGTACTTGTTTTTACACCAAGTTGAGTTTTAGATCCAGAGAATCCTTGACCAACTAATTGACCAGCACGACCCCTCATTGCACACATGAGAAGATTCTCATTCTCAAGATCATACTGTAGGATTGATGCTACCTGATCTCCAATGTCATTAACTTCAACTAGAATAAATGCTCGATGATAATTTACTGCAACCTGGTGAATAATGTTTGGGAACAACATGGGTTTAATCTCATTGTTCCTATAGACACCTACGACTCGGTATGGTACAGTAGTAATATCATATAAAATAAATGCAGAGTAATCATTATTAGTACCACGTGATACGTCAACCGTCATCAGATACTCATGATCTGGAAGTGGGTTCTCGTATATTTTTAATCCTTTACTGCTTGATAAAGGTTCATCATATGACATTGATCTCAACTTTGCAGCAGAGATTAGAGTATCAACAGATCCTAAGAACTCACACTCAAACTCTTGTGTGAACTGTCTTAATGATGTGTTAGCAATTGTTTGTTCTTTCCATCTATCATCTCTGCCAGGTACTTGAGACCAATGTACCTCAGTAGTTACATATTCATTTCTACCAAGTTCAGCATCATGCCATAACTTGTAGAACATGTTCATCCCATTTGGTGTTGAGATGATGATGACTTTTGTGCTTTTACCAGAAGAAATAGTAGGATAAACAGAGGAAAAGAACTGCTCTGCAATATGGTTTGGAATGAACGCAAACTCATCGAGGAAGATGATGTTAAACGACATACCTCGGACAGCACTTGCAGATGTAGAAGATGCCAAAATTTTACTGCCATTTTCTAACTCCATAGATCCTTTGTTCCATGCAATGATACCCTGCTGTAACCACTTAGGCAAGTTCTCGTATGCAAGTTGTAACCTTCCGAGAAGTTCTCTTGCGGTAGGTGCTTTGTTTGCTAGGATACCAATGTTGACGTTATCATTAAAAATTGCATAGTGCATAAGATATGCTACAACAGTGGTTGACTTACCTGTCTGTCGTGGTAGTTTTGCAATATTAAATCGATTGCTATGGAAGCGGCGAACCATGTCTTCCTGAAAATCATATAACTTGAAAGGTACAAGACCTTCATCAAGAGAAACAATTTTACAATACGTCTTAGCAAAGTATACTGGATCTGCTTTACACTTAAGATATTCCTTAATCTGTTCAGGGGTAAAGTTGATTGGTACACCAACTTTTTTTAGATTAGGGTTACCAAGATAAATTTCATTTGGTTTTAATTTAGTCATTCCCATTTAGGTGGTGAGTCAGGACATTTCATTCCAGGAAGGAGTGTCTTCAGTGGCATAAAACATCCGCATAATCTACATTGTTTGGTTACTTCTTTATAAAATTCACATGCTTCGCACACTTTCATCTTTTCATTAGAAGTCATAAATTAGCAATCCCATTTACGTAATGATTTATTGATCCTGCTATCTGGATCATTTGCAGTTTTCTTACTTGTAAGTTTTTTCTTCATTCCACTCATCCGAGCACAGAAGGATTTTCTTCTCTTGTTTCCCTTCTTCTTCGTTGGTGCTTTCAGATCGCTGCCAGGGTTCTCCTTCTCGTAGGATTTCCTGCCCTTCTCGTTGAGTCCACCTTCGCTGTTCTTTCCAGATTTCTTGGTCCATGCTGCCTCATCTAATTGTGTACAAAATTCTTTGAATGTTATCATCCGATAACTCCGACTGACGTTGCTGCAACATCCGTAATAGTGCTACCAACTTCTAAAGTATCTGTTTTATATTTTTCAATAATTTGATCTGCACTTGGGTGACACAGAATGCTGCCTAGAACATCACCATTAGCATTTTTTAAAATAACTTCATGCGAGTTTCCACTAGCATGGTTATGTTGAATTAAAACTCGATTAGCATTGGACACAGTGCTTGGTGTGTCTGACAATGCAGTAGACGCTGATTTTGGTTGAAGTACTCTTGCCATGGTTATAAAGCTTTGTATTTATTTATTATCCAAAAGACCTTGCTTGATAAGTTTGGATAACTCTGCAGTTGATCCAACAAACAAAGCATTGTTGTTAGTTATTTTTTGTTTGGACTTTGGACCTTCTTCAAGATCCTGCATTTTCTTTTGAAGTTCAATTAATTTCTCAGCAGCGTCTGAAACACTCTTAACTAACTGTCCAGCAACTTCATATGCTCTAGGGTGGTCGGTATTATTTGCCACGTCTAAGATGCCTGAGAGCGCCTCCTGACCCTTCTCGATGACATCGTATAGTTGACCCCTAGTATAGTCGTAATCTTTTTTTACATCATGATCAATGTCAATAACACGCTCAGGTTTTTTCTTTGGTTTTGGTTGTGATGCAGGAACAACGTCTGCCTGCACATCTAGAGCACTTTCAATGCCATCATAATTTACACTCATAGGTCTTCAAAGTAAGAGGTAGTTTCGTTGAATCCAAAATCATCACCAGAAAGAAGTAAAGCATCATCAATAGCATTAACGACGTTATCGTTATTTTTATCTTCAAGTGCTTTAGGTGTCACTGCATATTCTCTATACCTACCAGGTGAGGTTACATCTGTAGAAGTATACTCTTTAGTGATTGCTTTCTTAATCAAACCTGTATCTGTAGTAGGACCATAGACATAAGTTTTAACTGTAAATCTAACAGTATAAATTAATGCTCTTCTTGTATCAAAATTTCCTTCATAGTCATCATTAAAACTAATACTATTCATTACAATAGGAATGTCTTTAATGA